ACTTGTTCAGGATTAGAAGCGTTCCCCTTTTTAAAAGACACGGGTTCAAATTTACATAAGTCCAAATAGTCATTAAGTTCTGATGGTGACAATGCTTTAACAGTAGTGTCCGCTTTAACTTTGTTTCCTATTTCTCGATACTTGTATAAATTTCTAGCTAATTCTCTTGAGTTTATTCCGTTTTTATTACTCATTACTAAGTTGTAAACTGCCTCTCTTAAAGTTTCAGGACTATGCCCTCTAGCCGTAATTATAGAAAAAACTGACCCACCATTTATACATTCCACAAAATCAGACCAAGAAGGACCAGGTTTTGCAACCATAGAATCAATAATAAATCTTTTGTTTCCAAACTCCTTGAAGTTTTTAAATGCTCCGATAGAAAATGCGACGATTCTTTTACCTTTATACATAAACGGTTCAAAACCAATTTTTTCTCTGTACTCTGCAAAGTCTTCTGTTGACATGGGTATTTCGTTTTCGTCTTCATCCATAACCAAAATAGAAGTTGGCATGAATAAAATATTGTCATCCCAATCAAATGCATAATATTTTAAGTCAGGTCTACCAACATCATCAAATCCTTCGTTCAATCTTTGTTGAACAAATTTTCTAACATACCCTTTAATATCCATTATTTTTGAAGTTTTTCTAAAAGTTTTTCTAACTGAGATTCAGTTAAAACTACATTTTGTTTTTTTGTGGAATAAGTTTTGTCCGACCAATCTTTGATTCCAACTGACTCTTTAATAACTTTCTTTTTAATTTTCATTTTATTTATATTTTAAAAATAAGTGGGGGAGTGACCCCCCACATTTATTATACGTTGTCAAATGATGCTCCTGTCGGTGTAATAACAAACTCGATGTCAATGTATTCTAACGCTCTTGTTGGTTTCAAGTAAATCTTACCTGTAAGAGTGTTTGAGTCTAAATCTTCAGGTGTATTTGAAACTGTAACTCTAAAGTCAATTAAACCTCGGTCTCTTCTAATCGAATCCAAAATTGGATTTACCGAATCTAAGAAGTCTTGTCTTACTTTGTCATCATTTTGTTCAAATAACAATCTAATTGCCACTGCTGAAATTAACTTACGAGCTTGTAGTAATAATCTTCTAACGTTGATTCTGTCAAGTGCAGATTCTCTAATTTGTAGAGTTTTATTACCCCAAATTACCGTACCAACATCATTGAAAGTCGCAATTGGGTTGATTCTACCTTTATATAATGTATCTCTATCTTCTTGTGTCAACTTACGTCTCGCTCTAATTGCATTTACAAGACCTCTCGTGTAACCCGCCGATGCGAACCAAGGGAATGCGATGTTGTCTGTTAATGCTAAGTTTTTAGTAACTTCAGCCGTAGGTGGAAGATAAATTTGTGTGTTATTAACAGTATCTCTTGTTAATACCCAAGGATAATAAGTGGCTGTGTAGTTAGAGTCAATACCTGTATTTTCTAAGTTGTCAACCGCCTGTTGAGGATAAATTAACCCCTCTTCTATATTTTGGTAAGAAGGTAAGAATAAGTTAAAGTCAGGTGTAGTACAGATGTAAATTGAATCTGCTCTATCTTCCTCAATCAAATTAACCGCATCTTCAACTAAGTTACTGTTGTTTACATAGTCAATTCCTGGTGTAACAAACACATTTATATTTGTAGATTCAGGATTAGAGAATGTTGATTGACCCCATTTGTAAGCGTAGTAGTCAGTGTTCGCCCAAGTTTCTTGGTTTGGTCCTGAAATTTGTTTGAACGCTCCCCAACCTGATGCTGTAGGATATGTTGCGGAAGCTGCTGCTCCTTGTTTGTATCCTGTCTGACCTAACGCGAATGTATCTGCGTTTGTTCTTGACGCTCTATAAATATCCCAACCGTCAAATCCGCCGTAAGCATATACGGTATATTTTCTTGTATTTAAGTTGTAATAAGGATTATCACTGTCTAAAGGTTCGCTCGAGAATGAACCCGCACCCACTTCAAACGCTGACTGACCTGAAGTAACATAAGCATTAGAAATAGTTACAATAGTTGCTCCACTATCCATATGGAAACCTTTAGTAACATAACCCCAATCAGGACCTGTAGTGTCAGTTGCGATATTTGTAGGAAGTTGTTTACCTTTGTATTCAAAGAAATCATAATCAACACCTGTAATATTAGAAATACCCAAGTATGCTTTTCTAACATTTTCACCTGATGAAGTTCTAATATTATTACCATTGTTTGCAGAACCAAAAGGAGGATTGTCTATTTGCTGTCCTGCCGTTAAATATCTTGTTTTGTATACAATAAATGGAGGTGTCGCATTTGAGTATTCTCTCATAATATAACCCTCAAATCCACAAGGTAGTGCATCTGTTGGTGCTTCATCAGCCATTTCAATCATTAAGTATTTGGATTTTACTTGATATTCACCATTAGAAGTACCAATTTTATTTGCTATAAAATTATTTTGTGTAGGGTCTAATGAACAGTTTGTAAAACTTTCTATTACTCTAACCTTATCGTCAGTATCATAAAAGTCTCTAACAAAAACGTCAAAAGTATTGTTTGTAAAAGATATATTACCTATTGATATTTTTACAAGTCTATTAGCTGCATTACCATCGGAAATTAATACAAATCTAAATAACTTATAAACCAAATTACCTCTTAGTTCAGACACTAAGTAAGGAGTTTTAGGTGTTTGATATTGTTCTAAATAGAAACCAATAGTTTCAGTATCTAACGATTCAGCACTGTCCAATGCAATTAAATCACAGTATAAACCTCTAATTTTACTATTGTTATAACCTGAATTTAATAAACTTGGATAAATTTCCTCAACAAAAATTGGAACTTCGTTTCTATCTTTCGCAAAGTTTGATTTACCAAATAAACTTGACATGTAGTTGGAATTTGTAGACAACATTGAAGTTTCAAAACTAAATGTTTCAGAATCATATGTAATACCTGATATTACAAAAGTTGAGTATGGGTCACTTGTAACTGCTGAATATGTACCAGTACATACCATTTGAACGTCACTTGTACCTGTAACCCAATATTGTGGTCCGTGTTGTGTTGAAGAATAAGAAGTAAGACCTCTTGAACGTAGTGTAGATACAACTAAGTCATCCCATTCACTATAAGGTGAACCTGAGTAGAATGTCATACCAATATTACACTGACCCGAATATACTCCCCCACCTATAGATGCGATTCCTTTAATTGATGCTCCAAAACCATATCCATAATATGAGCCAACACTTTGAATTTTGTTATAGTCAAATAATGCATAGTACCATGTATCATTCGTATCTGCTGAAAGATTTGTTAAAGATAAATTAACATTATCAACTCCAAAGGTTTCAGAAGTTGCGGTTACAGTATTCACTGAAGACCCTGACACGTAAGTTAGTGTATTCGCGCTTAAAGTACCCCAATAAATCGCAGTTGTTGCTGAGGTAGACGCACTTAAACTAAATCTATTAACGTTAGTAGAAATAAAGTTTTGAAAATCTGCATTTAATGTGGAAGTTCCTCCGTTATAAGACGTGTATGTGCTGTAAAAATCAGCACTTAATTGTGATGGAACAGATGTAATTGTAATATTTCCACTAGTACCTGTAGTTCCTGTAAAGTTTAATGTAATACCTGTTGTATTACCTGTTGCTGCTATTGTTGCTGGATTTGGATTTGCAATAGTAACAACCGACCAAGATGGTCCTGCATCATAACCTGATAATCCAAGTATTCTTGTTACGAATAATTGATTTGATTGACTTAAGTAAGCCTTTGCAATATAAGACGCCTCATATTTTGGTATTTGGGTATTAACAAATCTTTCAGGACTTGTTCCCCCAAAATAAACTTGATATTCGTCAAAGTTTGTTATGAAAATAGGTTCAAATGCGGGACCTTGGATAGTTTCACCGACAATACCTAAAGTTGTTACACCAACGCTTTGTGCAACAAAAGTTAAATCTCTTTCTGAAGTGTAAACACCAGGTGAGACGAAAACCTTATTACTAGATGCCATTTTAAATTATGTTTTAGCTTTTTATGTTTTCTATATAAATACATTGAATTTTTGCAAAAAACTATTGACAATAATATATTTATCTGATAAGGCAGACAAAATTCTGCCTTTTTTCTCACCTTAAATTATTATGAAAAATAAAAAAATTAAAAACATTAAAATATCTGATGATGTCCATTCAGTATTAAAAACTTACTGCGAAAAAAATGGTTTGAAATTGTATAAGTTTTTAGAAAATTTGATAATTAAAAATTGTAGTAAACCTAAAGATATATACGGTGAAGATTAAACAAAATATGCGACAGTTTTAATTACCGATGTTTGAGTGATTAAAGTTTTATATGCCTTTATTAATACAGAATCCCCATCATTAACTTGAATTACATCTAAATCATCACCTATGTAAAGACCATTAATATAAACAGAAAATGCACTACCACAAGATGTTGTTGAGTTTGTTGTTGCTCCTGTTGGGTTTGAAAATACGGGGAAAGTACCACCTTGAACACAAACAGTTCCTGTATTACCACTTGTTATTCCTGATATAATTGATGGTCCACTATTACATGTTACAAAATTTAAAGTGTTGTTTGTGGTTGAGGTATAATTAAAATTATAACAACTTGATAAATTTTGCAATTCAACAACTTTCAAATCCGCAGTATATCTAAAAACTTCAGATAGTTGTGTTACTCCGGGTAGAAAAGTAAAATCAAAATCAAAATTGTCGGGTCTTGGAGGTTCAATTTCAACTCGTCTACTTTTAATTTTTGTATCTACTTCAAACATCGTCATATATCTTGATATGGCGGGAGAAACTTGAAAATCTTCTTCATCCAATAAAAATCCTTGTAGTGTCAACTTATAATTTATGATGTAGTATTTTCTTTTTTCTAAATCTTTTACGGACTCATCGGACACTTCTTCCATCATTATCGGCATGTAGTGACCATTTATTTGAGTATAGGATTGTGCCGACGCAAATGTTTGCATAACAATTTTGTTAAACTCGTTGTTTTCTCTCATTCGATTACAAAACAACTTTAAATTGTAAACAATATCAACGGCAACGGGTTGTGGAACTTTATAAACATCGGCCCCCTTTCTTTGACCGTCCCATGTTGGTACTGTAAAATAATTAATTCTAAGTTTTTCAGGGATATTAAATTTACTACCAACGTATTTTCCTGGTTTAACTTCAGGTGTTCTTACAATTGCTAAAAAAGGTAATGATATATTTTTATCTAAATCTTGAAAATTCCATGTTTGTGTAAATTGCATCCAATTTTGATTGGTTATAATTCTATCAATCAACGGTACTTTTTTTTCATCAACAACCAATTCCAATTTGTCTTTAACAAAATCTAAAAATCCTCTATCCAAATCGGCATGTAATACCCCTTTTGGTAAAAACGTTCCATGTCTTGTTATGTCTTCGAGCATTTCTTCTCTTCTTTCCACACCATACTTTTGTGGAATTAAAGGTAAATGTTTTTTTACTTGTTTTGGAAAAGCCATAATTTAATTAAATTCCTTCAAATTCATTATTGGTGACAGGGGTTGCAAGAATTGTTCTATAAAATCTTTTATAACCAGCATAAGTATGTTTATTGTCAGTAAACACCCTACCATCATTTACCACACTATAATAT